CTGACCGAGTTGCAGGGCCTGAAATTCCAGATCGAGAATTCCTACGCGCCGCTGGCCGAGCAGGGTATTCGCAACATCTTCCAGAACGTCAAGCAGTACATCTACACCCGCGCCGATTCGATGGGAGGCGGTGGCGTCTGGCACTGGAAAACAAGTGGACAGAACAAAGTGATGATCCTCGAGCAGCTGCGCTCGCTGGTTGCCAACGGCCAGTTGCGGATCAGGTCGCAGGAATTGATCAGGGAGATGCAGCGGGTGGCGCGTGACGGCGACACCATCAAGGCCAACGGCACCGGCGACGCCGGCAAGGATGACCGCACCATGGCCGCGGCTTTGACGGCGCATAACTGGGAGGTCAAGATGCGGCGCAATCTGATCGTCCAAAAGCGATCGCGCGAGGCCGAGAAGGTTAAAAAGATGCGGAGTGTAATTGACCAGACGCAGATGTTCAATCAAAACATGATGTCGGCGTTCATGGGTCAGAAGCAGCAGAGCCGGATTGCGCAGCAGCGGCTGGCGATGAAGAATACTTGGCGGTATGGGAGATAACTATGGAGCATGCAATTACGGTACTTGACGTTGTGAAATTCGTCTTGATTGTAGGCGGGATGGGAGTAGTGCTTGCCTTTTTAGTGTTCCTATTGTGGGCGTTTGCACAAGGATTTAATCACTAATGGCAGTAGTTTTGAAGTGTCCCGCCTGCGAGAAAAAGTTCAAATACGACGTCACGCAGGGCTGGCCGGATTTCTGCCCGCTTTGCAGCGCCGACATCAACAACCGGGTGCCCGACAACGTCGTCGTGATGCCCGCCTTCCTGTCGCAGAAGTCGAAAAACAACGACAAGGTGGCGCGCGACATCATGGACGGCTCGGAGAAGCGGGCTGAACTCGGCGCCGCGATGGCCGGTGTCCCGGTATCTGAGATGTCAAATCTCAAGATCACCAACCTCAACGATCGCAAGGACGCCGAGTTCTCCGCGGTAGAAGTCAACAACCCCGTGACCCAGCGGATGGCCGAGATGCAGGCGCGAGGCATGCCGACCGGCTTTGGTGTGGCCGAGGCCCAGAATTTCGCGACACAGGCCCACACCGGTGTGGCCCCACATGCTGGCCTGCGCTCGCGCAATCGGGTACAAGCGGCCCTGGCTCCAATCGGGAGTGCTCCGCTGCCGCTTGAGATCACCAACAACCCGAATTACAGGTCGCCTGTATGAGTGAGTACGCAACAATTTTCGGGTCTCCCATTGCCGAAGTGCAGAATGATCTGCTGCTCAGTTATATAATTAGGCATTATCCCGGGGATCATCCTGATCTGCTGGTTGATTTTTTGCCGTGGCTAAGGACGTGGCGCTATTGTGTAGTAGAGGCCGAATACAGAGGATTACTATTGCTCGGAGGCTGGGCGCAATGGGTTAAGGAAGCAGCATGATCCCTCTCCCGACAGCCGAGAAGGAACTGATCCCGGCGGCAACGGAATTGATCGAGACCTGCCGGATCAGCCAGGGCAACCGGGCAGCTTACTATCGTTTGCTGAATCAGATTGCCGAGACCGGACGTCCCGACGGCAACAAGGCGCTCATCAACATGATGAACGCGCATCTCGAACGCACCCAGTCGCATTTGTTCTCGCCGATCGAACTGAAATTCGCCTGCGACTTCGACAACGATTACAAGCCCGACGTCATCAAGCGCGGGCAGGTCGCCGCCAAGCATCTGACCCGGCACTGGGAGCGGTCCGGCTGCGGCACGCTGTTCGGCCAAGGCGTCAAGGAAGGTCTGAAGTACGGCTGTGCGATCTTGAAGCAGTGGCCGAAGTCGGAAGGTCCCCTCGGCAAGGAGCGGATTTATTACGAGAAGAAACTGGTGATGCCGTGGAATTTCGGCGTCTATCGCGAGAGCGAGAGCGACATCGATAATCAGGAAGCGATGTGCGAGACGTCGTACCTGACCCGCCCCGAGGTATGGCAGCGCATCTGGCGCTTCCCTGACGCGAACAAGTTGCTCGATCGCATCATGGTGCACGGCCAGATGGGTCAATCGATCGGCTCTGGGCCGGACAGCTTTTTCCATCAGGTGCTATCGACCTCGCAGCTCAACACCGGCGTCAATGCGGCGACGCGTCCGCTGCCGGGCGGCATCGTCCAGCTCGGTAACGATCCGAATTATCCGACCATCAGTCCGACCGACGGCGCCCCGACAGTGAAGTTTCACGAGTTGTGGGTGAAGGGCGAGGAGGATTATCAGACCATTCAGATCGTCGAGCCCGATATCCTGGTCACGCGGTTCAAACTATCGAACCTGATGGGGATCGAGCGCGTACAGCCGTATCGGTTGATCCAGCCTAACCCGATGGTGAACTGGTTCTGGGGACGTAGCGAGTTGATCGATCTGATCGAGCCGCAGGGCTTCCTGTCGGCGCTGTGCGACGACCTGAAGCGGCTGATCGGGTTGCAGATCGACAAGATCCTGTCGTTCTCCGGCGACAACACCATGACGGACGAAGCCTACGCCCAGTTTCGCCTGGCCGGGTACTGGAACGGCGGGCCGAATTCGAAGGTCGAGGATCTGACGCCGAAATTTCCGTCCGAGTTGTTGCCGATCATCAAATACGTACAGGAGCAGATCAATACGCTTGGTTCATTCCCCGATATCATGCAGGGCAAGGGTGAGTCCGGCGTGCGCGCCGGTGCTCATGCGGAAACGCTGATGAAGACGGCCTCGCCGACGCTGCGCGATCGCGCGCTGTTGACCGAGCAGCAACTGGCGGCATGCGCTGATCTCACCATGACGATGATGGAAGCCAAGGAAGATCGGAAATACTGGACCGACCCGGAGAAGATGGAAGATACGTCGTTCATGTTGAGTGATTTGCCCGAGGATTGGCGCGTCACGGTTGACAGTCATTCGTCGAGCCCGATTTTCGCGGACGAGGCAACACAACTGCTGTTCGCGCTGCGCAAGGTCGGCGATGTCGACGGCGAGTTCATCATCGATCACACCGCGGTGCCCGATAAGGAGACCGCCAAGGCTTCGCTCAAGCAGCGCAAGGCCGCTGGTCAGCAGATGCAGGAGAAACTGCTTGGGCAGCTATCGCCGGAAGGCAAGGACAAGGCGATCGAGAAGATGCTCGGGCACGCTGGCGGGCGTCACTGACGGAAGTTCGGCGTGATAACCCCGGGCCCTTGCTGCGCGCCTCGAAGTACCGGGTCGGACATCGCTCGCGTTCGCGCCTTCACTTCCCCTCGCGCGTTGGCGAGGCTGCGCAGGATGCGGGCTTCCTCGACGAGGTCGAGGTCTTCGACCATAATGCCACTAATTTCAGAAAATGGGATAGCGAAGGTTTGTCCGAAGTCGTCGGCACCGAGAAAAATTCCATCGACCGCACTAGTCGCTTTAAAATCCACGTAAGCACCGAAAATTTTTTCGGCTTTTTCCTCTTCCTTGAAAAGTAGCGCCCACACCATCGCGTTCGGTCCGAAGTGGATTGAAAGGCTGTACATCGATCACCCTTGTTTCTGCGAGCCGTTGGCCCACGCTATGAATTCCTCGCGCGGGAATCTCCACACGCCTTTTGGTTTGCCTGCCAGTCGAAACACCGGCGGGCGATTTTTTCGCATCTTGATGTAGGAGTAGAGCGTCGTCGGGGTAACGCCGATGTAGTCGGCCGCTTCCTTGGCGGTGAACCACGGGCGTTGTGACTGTGTCGGGCTAATTCCCATGATTATTTCGAAATAATTCCAAGGCCGATGAACCACTTATACAACTTATGAACTTTTGTCAATTCCGGCGCTGGCCTTCCGCCCGGTTCCAAACGAGGTTGTGTGGGCACAGACCATGAAGGTTGTGCGATGACTTCAACCCCTAGATAGGAAAGGGCCGCCAGATGTTCACCGCCAACAAGCGCAAGCACCGCAAGGGCCGGAAGTAATTCCGCAATGCCTATCCCAGCTCCTGCAGCACCGGGCGGACAGCCTGCGCAACCCCCCTTCGGACAAACACCGGCCACCGGTGCGACGCCGAACAAGGGTTACGAAGCTGCCGGACTGCAGGAGCTGGGGGTCATCGTGAAGCAGATGGAAAAGATCCTGCCGCAAGTCGGCGCAAGTTCGGATGTCGGTAAAGCAGTGCTCGATTGCCTGAACAAGCTGGTCAAGTTCGTTCCCGCCGGATCGGTCACCCCCGCCGCCCAGAAGAATTCCATCGAAGCCCAGCAGCGCGCCATGGCGCAGAACAATCAGCAGGCACAGGCCGTGCAGCAGATGCGACAGAAGCAGGCGCAGCCACAGGCTCAAGGAGCCGCCGCGTGAAAAGCACCATTTTCGAGAACAAGACCGAGATGCCGGGTCCGAACGATCCGGGCGTAGTGCGCACCGCGCAGACCCGGGTCCAGATGCATCAGAATTACGAACCGGCGATGAACATTCCCGACAAGGATATGAGCGTCACCAATGTCCAGCGTCCCCGCCGCGGACACGGCTACTGAGGAGACAGCAATGTCGAACGTCAACATCTTCCAGAATTCCGCCAAGTCGATCCCCGAGAGCGATGAGCAGATCATCCGGGTCAGCATGAAGCAGATCGACATTGGCGGTCGCACCTCGCACCTGCCGGGCCAGGAGAAGTCGCCGGCCATGAACATCAGCCACGTTCCGAACGCCGGCACCATGACGGGAAGCAAGTAAGCCATGGCGAAGACAGTCGAGGTCGACGAAGCCGAGTATAACCAGATGGTCGCGCTGCGTGGCGTGGCCTCCCGCATGGTTGCCAAGCCGGAATCCCGTCGCCTGCTGGAGCAGGCCCAGAAACTGGTCGATCCGAACGCGGCGACCCCATTGCTTGATGCCGAGGCCGCCCAATTGGCGCCCGTCACCGCGCTCGAGAAGAAGTTCAACGACGAAGTCGCCGCGCTGAAGAAAGAGCGTGAGGACGAGAAGCGCGAGCAGACCCTGGCCGCGATCGCTGGCAAGCAGGAAGCCGCCTTCGCCCGCCTCAAGTCTCAGGGCCACTACACCGATGAGGGCGTCGAAGCCGTCCGCAAGCTGATGGAGACCAAGGGTCTCATCGACGTGGACGATGCCGTTGCCATTTTCGAGCGCGCCAATCCCCCGCAGATGCCCGCGACCCCGTCCGGCATCACCGGCGACAAGTGGAATTTCACTGACACCTCGGCGCCTGGCACCGACAAGGCCATCGCCGACCTGATCGCCAACAAGGGCGATGGTTCGGTTGCCGATGCCATCGTTGGGCGGATGGCGAATGAAACGCTCATGGAACTTCGCGGCGCACGTCGCTAAATAGGAGACTGAGATGCCCCTTCCCGGTTTAGGCGTCGCCCCCGCCGCAGGCTCATTATACACCGAATTATCGGCTGTGACTCGAAGGGCATTCGTTCCGAAGCTCTTTGTCCAGCTTTATTTCGGTAGTCCATGTCTATTTTACATGCTGGGCAATTCGCAGCGCGCTGCCGGCGGCCTGAATCAGGTCACTATACCGTTGCAAGGAAATTCCATGGTCCAAGGTCAATGGACCGGGTACGGTGGAGGATTCAATTCCCCCGTTATCACCCCCGGCATCCAGAACGGCCAATGGAATTTGGCCTACTGGGTGGTCCCGGTCCCGCTGCCGTTCGGCGAAACGGTGATCCAGGCGACCGACCGCGAGGTCAGTCTGCTCAAGACCCGCATGAATGACGTCTACGCGGTCACCCGCCAGAATATGGCGCGGCTGATGTTCACCAACAACTCGGCGAACCCGCTGCTGCCCGACTCATTCTACAACGCCTTCGATGATGGCACCAACGTGCCGACCTACGGCGGCATCAACCGCAACGCGCAGGGCAACTCGGCCTTCAAGGGCCAGTACATCAACCTGAACTCCGGCACCTACTCGCAGGGTACCGCGGGCTTCACTCGGGCAGGCATGGCTACCTTGCTGGCCGGCGTCACCGACGCGGCGGGCGGTGAAGCGCCGACTTACGTGGTGATGAATCCGGGCGATTACGCCACGCTCAACAACACCTTCATCTCGATCGAGCAGATCAACCCACCGCCGGGTTCGACCTACACGATGGACACCGCGGTGCGATCGTCCTTCCCGAACCTCGTGGTGTCCGGCATCCCGATTTTCGCGGATCACTTTTGTCCGAAGGGAAGCTGCTTCGGCGTCAACGTCAAGTACACGTCAATGTACATGTCGGAAGACGCGGCGTTCGACTTCTCCGGCTTCTATTCGCTCGTTCCGCTCGGCCAGATCGGCCAGCAGGGCGTCGTGGTGGTCGGTTACGATATTCTGACCGCCAAGTCAGTCAGCGGTTTCTATGGCTACAACTTGGCCGGGGCAGCTTTTTAGTTTTGCAGTATCTAGCAGGGCCTTAGCAACGCGAAGTACATCGGAATCGGTTCCAACACTTTTGAACCCGTTAACGGAGAAAAGCACGAAGCGACAGTTGTCAGGCAAGTATCCTTTTTCGGGTTCGATTTTATCGATACTCGGAGAATAGAAGCCTACAACAGTTCTAGTGAGATCAAATGGGATACCGGACATTTCACAGTACCCTGTCCACCGCGCCGCAGCCCACTCGGGGGTTAGCTCGAACGGTATGCCGCGTTTCAGCGCGTCTCGGAAACGGCTTCGAAGGATATGTTTCCAAGGCGTCTTTTCGCGCGTCTGGTAGTGAAATATTTGTGCGCGCTCTCGAAGATTTTCGCGATTTCTTTCGCGCCACTCAGCGTTCTGGTCTTTTATCGCGGCTGCGTTTTTCTGTTTGGCGCGATGAATGTGTATCTTATGAGAATCGGGGTTTAGCTCGCGCCACTTCCTTGCCTTGGCGCGTGCTACTTCGGGATCTTGCCAGTAGCGTTCTTTCGCACGCAGGTTGGCAGCATTTCGGCCCGGTTTTTCGGACCAAGGTACTCGATGGTTGTGCCACTTCATGGCGCATTTCTGAGAGCAGAATTTCTTTCTATCTGCCCCGATCGGTTCGGAGCACTGTAAGCACGGTTTTGAGGTTATGTTCATACCTCGAAATATACCCTCAAAATCTGATGACGGCAAGGAGAATCTAATATGCCCGTGCCTTTAGCTGGACCCGGTCAAGGGCTGCCCCCGGCCCAAAATTTGTATCCTAGTCAGTTGAATAACGCTCCGGCTGATGCTTCGAGCAACCGCCTTGGCCTCGCGCCCGGCGATTCGTTCGTGCTGCCGGCCGGCGACTGGATCATCACTCTCGGGATGTACAATGTCCTGCAGTTCCTGGATCCGGTCACCAACACCTGGACGATGTCGGCCGGCGCGGCATGGACCCGCGGGCAGATTTTCGTCGCGGCCGACGGATTCACCCAGCGCATCGCCAACCTGACCGGTTGCATCGTTTCGGCATCGATCATCAACGGCGGCACCAGCTACGTGCAGGCTACCACGACCATCACGGCGATCGGTACTTTCGGCAACGGTGCGTCTCCGACCCTGCTTCCGATCGTCGGCGGCGCGCTCGGCCTCACCGGCACGTTCACCATCGACGTTCCGACCAAGGGCGCCGGTTATGGTGTGCCCCCGATCATCATGATCCCGCCGCCGCCCCCGGCGAACGTCAATGCGAACGGCGTTGGCGGTATCCAGGCCACGGCGATCGCAGTGATCGGCTCCGGCGGGTCGATCTCCTCGGTCAGCATCACCAATCCCGGCGCCGGCTACCCGACGGTTCCGACCGCCGTGGTGGTGCCGAGCCCGTTTGATCCGAATCTCGCCACCGGCATCACGCAGGCCTCGGTGACGTTCTCGCTGGCTTCGGCCGGCGCGATCACCGGCGTGCTGGTGACCAATAATGGCGCTCCGCTCAATAACGGTTCGCTGGGTTCGGTGACGCTGTCGGTCGGCGGTGCTGGCAGCGGCCCTGCCTCGCTGACGGCGAACGTGTTGCAGACCATCGTGTCGGGAACCCTTACCAGCGCGGGTACCGGTTATGGTACCGGCGGCGTTGGGTTTGTTACCTACGGCGGCGCTCCGCTTGCAGGGTCGATCGTCAACGGTCCTGATGCGAATTATCTGACGTTCATGCCTCGCCCTGCGCAGATTGCAGTTACCGCGGCATCGCTCAGCGTGGGCGCTCCGGCAACAGTTTATGATGGCGGTTTGTTCGAGTCGGCACCTACGATCGCAGGTTTGGGTGTTCCGGCAGGCGGGCTGAGTACTGTTGCCGGGCTCACGGCTATCATGGGCAGCCGTCCGGATATCGCGATCATCCAGCCGGGACCGTAAATGGCCGAGACCTTCAGCCAGAGTTTGACGGGCGTCAGTTCGAACGCCCGTTATAACGCGGCCAAGGTGCTGCAGGTTGGCGATACGGATATGGCCGGCAATGTCGTATCGGCGGGTAACGTCAATTTCGTCGGGGCCCAGCAGGGAGCAATGCAGCGCAACGGCTACATTCTCTGTCAGGGCCCCGATGGTTCCCAATCGTACCACGTCATCGACGCCGAGCGTTCTATTCTTCCCAGCTATATCGTTCTGAGGAAGGTGTAAGGTAGTCGGCAAAGGAGTGCCTTGCTTTGCTGACGTCTTATCTCACCTCGACCCGGTCATTGCTTCAGCTCCCCGGCAGCAATTCCACCAGCCTGTATTCCGACGCCGACCTGACGCGGTTCATCAACACGGCGCGCGGGCAGGTCGCCGGCGAGGGCGAGTGCATCCGCGTTCACGGCACGATCTCGACTGTGGTTGGTCAGGAGTCTTACCCGTTCTCCGGCATCAATGTCGGCGTGCCCGCAACTACCGGCGTGCAAGGCGTGATCAACATCCAGAGCATGCATTACGTCGCCGGCAATGGGCAGTTGTGGATGACGCCGCGGGCGTGGCCATGGTTCTCGCTGTACAACCGCAACAATGCCGCGCCGCAACCTGGTCCGCCGAAGGAGTGGGCGCAATATGGTCAGGGCGCGGCTCCGAGCGGCGTCGCCAACACCACCGTGAACGGCGGGTCGTTCTACGTCTCGCCGCTGCCGGACGACATCTACCAGCTCAATTGCAACACGGTCTGCTATCCGCAGGCACTGGCGGCCGATAGCGATGTCGAGGCACTGCCGTACTTCTGGACCGATGCGGTGCCGTTCTTCGCCGCCTATTTCGCCCTGATGTCGGCGCAGACCAACGCTCGCATGGCGGATGCCGCGCAGATGTACAAGGGGCATTATAACGAGTTCATGTCGCGGGCACGCAACCAGTCCAACCCGAGCGTCAACAGCTGGCTGTACAGCCAGGCCGGAGATCCCGCGCAGGCGCAGAAGATGGGCATCAAGGCGGGAGGCGCCCAATGATCGTCGACGCCTTCACCCATTTAAAACAGTGTCAGCGCTTCCTGCGCGAGCAGAAGCAGCAGTTCGAGAACCCGGATGATCTGCTGGTATATATCAACCGCGCCCGCCGCGAGGTGGCGGCGCGCACGCAATGCATTCGTCGCCTGACGCCGATCTCCGGGCAGTGTGTGTCGGTGCAGGTGACCGCGGGCGGCAGCGGCTATGTCAACCCGATCGCGACCATCACGACGCCCGACTGGCCGAGCGGTACGCTGCCATCGCCGAATGGAAGGCAGGCGACCTGTGGCGTCTCGCTCAATGGCGGCGTGATCACGGGCATCGACATCAACGACGGCGGCGACGGTTATTTCCAGCCGATCATCACGATCACGGATGCGACCGGACCTGGCATCGGGGCAACTGCAACCGTTGCGGTGTCGCCGATCAATACGCTCAACCCAGGGCAGGAGGTTTACAATTTCAGCGACATCTACGTCGGCAACTGGCCCGGCGTCGATAGTGTCTACGCTATTAAAAGCGCGTCGGTGATCTATGCCCAGTACCGCTACAGCCTGCCGATGATCGCCTTCTCGGTTTATCAGGCGCAGGTGCGCCAGTATTCGACCGGCACCTATCAATATGTGCCCAGCTTCGGCTCGCAATACGGACAGGGCACCGGCGGCAGCTTCTATTTCTACCCGCCGCCTTCGCAATTGTATCAGATCGAATACGACTGCTTCTGCCTGCCGTCCGACATGACGCTCGACAACTCGGTGCCCGAGGCGATCCCGCTGCCGTGGACCGATGCTGTTCCGTACATGGCCGCTCAGTTGGCGATGGTTGAATTGCAAAATTACAACGCAGCTAAGTTCTTCGAACAGCAGTTCGATAAAATGACCCTAGGATATTCACAACACGCTCGAGTTAGCCGAGCAGTGAATCCATACGGCCGGCCCTGATGATCGAATCCTCCCAACCCCAAGCCGATCAACCGACGCCATATACTCCCGCCGGTCCGCCCGACCCGCTGATCTTCGAGGCCTTCGAAGGCATCAACACTGCGACGCTGCGTCCGGGCGTCGACGACAAGCAGGCCGCGTGGCTCGACGGCTTCATGCCGCTTGGTCCCGGCCGGAATCTGCGAACGATGTGGGGGGTCGCTCCGGCGCTATTCACGCCGCCCGACAACGACCGCGTGGTTTTTTTCGACTTCTTCAACATCGGTACCACGCCCTACATGCTGGTGGTGGTCAACACCGGCGAAATTTATGCGGTCAACACCAATACCGGATCTTATTCGTCGATCGCTCCCGACGGAACGATTCACAACCCGGTCCGGGTAAACATGGGGCTCACCCAGTACGGCGCCAAGTACGTCCTGATCGTTGCCCAGCAGACCAATGGCTATTTCATCTGGGATGGCACGACGTTCTACAGTCCGGGTAACGGATTTCCGAATTCAGCACCGGTTACGACTTTACCCCTCGCGATCAGCGGTACGGCGATCGAGGTGTATGCCGGGCGTGTGTGGATCGCCAACGGACCGACGATCACTTTCAGCGTGCCCGGCTCGGTTACCGATTTCTCGTCGGGCAATGGCGGCGGTAACTTCACTTCGAGCGACAGCTTCCTGCGCGTCGCTTATATCCAGCTCAAGCAAACCAACGGCTTCCTGTATCTGATCGGTGATTCCAGCGTCAATTACATCTCGGGAGTCAATACGTCCGGCTCGCCGCCGGTGACGACGTTCACCAACCAGAATGCCGACCCGGAAGTCGGCTCGCCATGGCCGGCATCGGTCGATGTGTTCAGCCGCAACATTTTGTTCGCCAATGCGTTCGGCGCTCACGTCTCCTATGGCGGCGCGGTGACCAAGATCAGCGATATGCTGGATGGCATCTATAATACCGTGCCGAATTTCGGTAATATCAATCCATCGGCGGGCAAGGCGATTATCTTCGGCAAGAAGTGCTGGATGCTGCTTTTGCCGATCATCGATCCGGTGAAGGGCCAGCAGGTCAACAAGCTGCTGATCTGGAATAGCAAGATATGGTGGGCATCCGAGCAGGATGTCCCGCTGATCTACATCCAGCATCAGGAGATCAATTCGGTTCTGACTTGCTACGGTACTGACGGCGGGTCGGTCTATCAGTTGTTCGCCCAGCCGTCGGTCAACTTCAGGAAGACAGCCCAGACCAAGCTGTGGGACAAGCCGGGCGGATACCAGTTTACGAAATGGGTGACCCGGTTGTGGGGCATCGTTCAGTATTATAGTAATCTGTCTCCCACGCTTAATATTTCTATCGACAACGAAGTAAGTTCGAATCTGAACGCCGTTACAACCACTCCCAATGCTGTCGAGTGGGTTAACAATCTCGGAGCCGTGGTGACGTGGCTGAATAACCTGGGACAACCGATTCAATGGCTTTCCAGCGGCGTGGGATATTCGGTGCTGGCTCCCGAGGCGGTTGATCAGTTCGGCATGTTGACCGGGTTTACAATTTCGACGAATGCCGCTGATATGGCGATTGTGTCGATGATGATTCAGGATACGATCGCCGGAAATCGAGGGTAAAGAATGTCTTATAGCCTTACCCAGTTCGCAAACAGCCCGGGCCCAGATCAATTGTCGGCGCTGGACAATAATTTCGCGACTCTCAGTGCTGCGGATACTATTGCCTGCGCAATTGCGGGCACCAATACGCTGACGCTGACTCAGAATGCGGCGGGACTGGTGCCGTCGGCGACGTTAGCCGCTTACAGCAATTACATGCTGTTCACCGGCGTGGCTTCGGCGACCAATACCGGCGCCGCGACGGCAACGGTGGGCTCGATCGGCGCATTGAATGTCTACAAGGACACACTCGCCGGGCCAGCACTTCTGACGGGCAATGAAATCATAATCGGCAACGCGATCAGCCTGCGTTACGATTCGACACTGAACAGCGGGGCTGGCGGTTTCCATCTTACCTCGTCCACCGCGAACGTCAGCACGGCGATTTCCCCTTCATCGGTGCAAGTCAATGGCGGGGCGACGCTGACGAATCTGCTGTCGGGCAATAGTCCGACGCTGACGTTCACGGCGACGCCGGGGCTGACGGCGCAGGATCAGACTTTCACTCTGACCGCTCTGGCCGCCGCCGCGGCGAGCGCTCTCCCTGCTCCGGGGGACTTCATCGCGGTTAGCCCGCCATCGGTTGCCGCTGCCGGAGTGTCGTATCAGGGCTATGTCTCCCCACTCGCCTCGCTAAGTTCGACGACGTCGGTGGCCACCGTCACCATCCGGCTACTTAATCTGGCTTCGGCCAGTTTGGCGTCGAATTCCGGCATCTATCGCTGGAAAGCCGAGAGGCTGCTGCCGTGAGCGGCCTGGCCAACCTTTTCAACGTCCCGCGCACCGATGACGAGCGGGCGGCGTGGTCGTTCTCGCACATGGCGCATCACCGCGACATCAACGCGGCAATTTACAGGCTTCTAAAGATAGCCCTTCCGGAGTATATCCTTGACCCGATCGATCCGAAAGACACCGGCCAGTGGGAATACCAGCACCAGCTTATGCATGATAACCAAAATCAAATCCTGGGAATTCAGGGGCAGGATCTGACCGGAGTGGAATGGAAGAATCCCGAGCTGCTGACGGCGTGGGTGTTCCTGAATAGCAATGAACACTTTCAGGCGTCGGAAATATTACTCATAGGATGAACGTGAACATGGCAGAAGCAGCGGTAAAAGAAATCGAGCACGTCCCGGCACCGACCCGCCGCTTCGAACTGGCCGATCTCAGCCAGCATGGCGCGTGGCTGATGAAACGATTCACCGCCAAATTCCCCGACATGACCGACAATGCGATTGCCGGCTATTTGCGCGGGATACTTTTCAGCAATGAGCATTTGTTTCTGTATCAGGACAACGCGGTGGGACTGGCGCAGCTGGTCTACAGTCCCGGCATTCGTCCGGTGAAAGTTGTGCAGGAACGATTCGTCTGGATCAAGGATCGCAATAACAAGGAATGGTGCGAGAACGCGGCCGATTTCTACGCAGAGATGCAGCAGTGGGGCAAACGGCAGGGTGCCGAGCGCCTGATTGCCTGCGAGGACACCGACGTGCCGAAGGCGCTGATCGAGGCGAGGATCGGCCGCCTGTTTGACACCAAGATCAGCCACGCGAGGATCTGATGACCCTGACCCGCATGATAGAAGACCATCCGGAGATGTTTCGCGGGCTGTACCGCCTTGGCGAAACGCGGGCGAAGCCGGTGATCACCTATCAGGTCGAGACGCTGGCCGCCACGCGCGACGAGGCGCTGCCGCTATTGGATCGGCACTATGACGAGATCGCCCAGTTCAAGGGTGTTCAGAAGCTGGATCCGGACTGGGAGACCTACGATGCTCTTGAGAAAACCGGCAAGCTGTGGGTCATGACGGTGCGGGACCGCGGCATCATGGTCGGCTACATCGTCATGGTGATAAGTCGCGCCCTGCATTATCGCAATCTAATCATGGCGACCGAAGATATCCACTTTCTTCTGCCTGAGTACCGCAAAGGGCTGATCGGTTACCGATTGTTGGCCAAGGCTAAGCAGGCGATGAAGGAAAAAGGCGCGAAAATGGCCATCATGCGCTGCAAAGCGAGGCAGTCGCACGCCGTCCTGTTTGAGCGATTAGGTGGGGAACTATCGGATATGGTATACGCTTTCACGCTCTAGGAGAGATCTATGGGAATCGATGCCCTGATAGCAGCTGCACCGGCGATCGGCGATTTCCTCGGAATCGGCGGAGCAGCAGCCGCTCCGGCGGCAGCCGGCATAGGCGAAGCGGCAGCCGGCACGGGGATCGCCGATATCGTGGGCACGGGCGCCGGCCTTGCGGGGGGCACCACGGGACTTGAAGGCACCCTTCTCGCCGGAGGCTCCGGGCTGGGGGTTGCCGATCTCGCCGCGGGCACGGCCGGGTTGGGCGCCGCAGGTACCGCAGCCGATTTCCTGGCTGCTCCCGGGGCTACCGGGCTGGCGGCAGGCGCTACAACCCCGATCGGCGGGGCGGCGGCCGACGCGGCAGCCGCTCAAGCTGCTTCCACCGGCCAAGCCAGCGGTATTGCCGACCTCGTACCGGGCGGCGGTCCGGGAGCGCTGGGGGCTGCGGTACCGACCCCCCAGCCGACGGCGCTCGGTGGTGTTACGAGCGCCACCAATTTGTCCGGCACAGGCACCGCCCTCCCCGGAGGCAGCACGGGGCTGACCGGCACGTCCGGGGTGGGAGCCACCCCCAGCGCGATCCCGAGCGGTTCTGGTGGTGCAGCGGGTATTGCCGGGCCTGCCGGAGCGTCCCCCGTGGATGCCACGTCTTCGGCCTCTATTCCAGGGGCGGAGGGCCCGACGTCTTTGAATGGCGCACCGCTAAATGCTGCGCCGCCTTCGTCGATCGACCAGTTGCTGCAGAAAGCAGGCAATTCCATCACCAGCAACCCGCTCGGCATTGCGCTGGGAGCCGCCGGTCTCGGCTACAACATCTATTCGGGCCAAAAGAACACAGCCAACCAGAAGGCGCTGACGGCTGATGCCAACGCGGCAACCGCGAATTCGAACCAGATGGTGGCGTCCGGTGAGGCCTTGCAGCAGTACCTGACCAACGGTACCCTGCCACCGGCTTATCAGCAGCAGGTCGACCAGGCGATCGCGGATGCCAAGACCTCGGCAATTTCGAACGCGGCGCAGCAGGGGCAGAATACCGACCCGACACAAAACACTGCGCTGGCCGCGACACTGGCCAAGATCGATGCTTCGCGAGCGGGCATGCAGACCCAGGTGGCAACACAGCTGTTCTCGTCGGGCACCAGCCTAGTTCAATCCGGCGCGACGGCGGCCGGGCTGTCCGGCCAGCTATTCCAGGCGCTGGTCGCCAACGACACCACGCAGGCGGCCAATACCGGCAAGGCGATCGCTACGCTGGCTGCCGCGCTTAACGGCAAGTCGCAGAACAGCGCCGGCGGCATCACGATCAGCACCGGCGGGTAAAATTAGTTCGGCGCCGTGATAAGTGATGAAGGAGGAAAATCGGTTCTGAGTTTTTTGTAGAACTTAACAGTGTCTTTTGCGTTTTTTAGTAGTCGGTAGTTTGAATAGGCTAAGATGGAAAGCAGTGCTAAAGTGGAAGCGTTAGTAAGCAGTAGAATCGGTATCATTGGTATCCTCCTGCGCGGGACTGTCATAGTACCCCAAAGGTAGTACAAAGGTAGTACAAAGGCAAGGGCAATCATGGAAAAGCACATTCAGTATGCTTTGTATCTTCGGCTTGTTGATCTGAAGAAAGCTGTCGATGTTATCCACAACGAGTTTTACGGACAGTGCATCTTGGCAGGGCAGCAAACCGAAGCGATCAAAGCGTCGATAGGTGAGCTCGAAGATAAACTATTTAATAATGCGTTGGCAAGTCTGGCGACGTGATAGATGGCCGATGTACAACCCCAGGATGCCGCAGCCGACAAATCTCCGACCTTAAACGGCATCGGGGAAGATATCTATAAGGCACCCGCAGGCAAAGTAATAAAAAAGTTCGCTTTCGGCGATCGGAATAACCTGCACGTATATTTTACGGACGGCACTGAGATATGGGTACACGTTGGTACGCTGAAAAGTTGCTTAAAAGATGAGGTTTTGCTGCGATGACAGTTTTTTTGGAAGCTTTTGGTTTGGTGACGCTTGCGCTAATGCCATTAGCGATTCTTGCTTATTTAGACGAGCGATTTCGACGTGCTCATAACATCTCCGAGGAGCGATTTTATGAATGACTAAGGCAGAAGCCAGACAAATGTACTACGAAAGCAAGTATTAAAAATGGCAGACGTACAGCCCCAGGATGCCGCTGCCGACAAGCCCTCGCTCGCGATGGCCGATCTCGTGCCGCCGATGGATGACAAGTCTGTTGCGGGACTTGTCTCGGGACTGACCAATATCCGGCGCGAGAAAGTCGCGACTGATACCCGGCTGGCCAATGAGGCTGATAGTCAACAGGCCCAAGACAAAGCGCTGCGCGACCAGATGTTCAAGTCCGAAGGCGTGTCGGCCGCTGAAATTGCCAACATGAAGCCGTGGGATGCGGACAAGGAGCACAAAAAATACGAGAGCAACCCGATCGAAGGTTTCGGCTCAGCTGGTGGTTTATTTGCCATGGTGGCGAGTGCATTTACAAAAGCACCGATGGAGAATGCCATCAACGGCATGGCCGGTGCTATTACGGCTATCCAGAGCGGTAACGAAATGGCATATAAACGCGCTTACGAGTCGTACAAGGAGAATTTCAAGCTCGCTGAGCAGCGCTTCAAGACCCAGCACGAACTCTACAGCGATGCACTCAGCCTTGCTTCGGCGGATGCGACGGCGTCAGCGGCGAAATTCCACAATGCTGCGGTTCGGTTCGGAGACAAAGAAGCCTTGTTTCTTGCCGAGCAGGGGCACCCCAAGGAACTTTACGAGCTGCTGGATGCCCGTGCGAAGTCGATG